CAAAAGGTTTATATAGAACCTACTATATTAAAAGAGAATATAGAGAAGTTCAAAGAGCTTCCTATTTACTTTAACCATCAGAGGACACCCGAGGATTTAATCGGCATGGCTACTGAACCAGAGGTGCAGGAGATGGATAATGGAAAGTTTGGAATTAAGATGAAAGCTAAGGTTTCTAACGAAACTGAACGCGGTAAAGAAGTGTTAAAGAAAGTGAAAGACGGGTCTGTCACCCACGTCAGCATTGATTGGTTATCAAACGATGTAGATGTTATGGGTGATACGTATGCTTTCAACATACGTCCCACAGAGGTAAGTTTCATAGACAATGCAACTGCCGACCCTGTCTGCAAGGAATGTACTATAGAAACGAAATGTGACATACACGAACCTGAACCCGAAGACGACCACGACGATTGTGGCTGTGGAGGGCACAAAGGTTCATGCGAATGTAAAAAGCAGGATAGGATGACAACAGAGGTTGAAAATATGACTGAAGAAGTTAAAGAAAAGTCCGACGCTGAGAATATTGTCGAGCGCGAGTTTGCTAGTCTACGCACTAAGCTAGAAGAAGCAAATGCTTCCAATGAGGAGCTCCAGAATCAGTATAAAGAAGCTTTAAAGCTAATTGAAGCTTTTAAAGCAACTGATGAAGAGAGAGCCGCTAAAGAAGCAGAAGCTTTGAAAGCGCTAACGGTAGAAGCAATAATCTCCAAGGAGATGGTCTTGGGAACTCTTATAGAAGATTCCAAAGATACGCGAGTTGAAGAACTCTCTGCATGGGACGAAAACAGGCTGACTGGGTTCAGCGAAGCTTTGGCCGCAATGCCTGAAGCTGTAGAAGTAGAGCGAACTTTCGGAAAGGGTAAATCCTCCGAAGGTGAAGCAATAGCGGAAACAGAACGGGAATTTGCAGTAACAAAGGACGAGACGGGGCGCATTCACTTAGATGTGGGTATGCTCAAGAAACAACGAGGTGACTAATTATGGCAACAGAAATTTTAGTGAATGATGGTGGTGCTCCGGCACGTATCCTTCCATTCACAGCGAGTGGGGCAGCTACGCTGTCCGGTGGTCGTTTGGTCGCAATTGACGACTTGACAAATGGGCAAGTAGGTCTAGCAGCTACAGGAGCAGCTAACGGGATAGGATTCCTTTTTACGGATTCTACCTCAGGGCAAAACTGTAGTGTAGTTACAGGTAAAGGAGTTTTACTCAACGTAGGTTGCAGCGGTGCAATCGCAGTTGGAGATATGCTTTCAGTATCTGCTAACGGAGACTTATGCTTACAAGTCGCAACATTTACAGCATATGCTGTAGCTATGGAGGCGCAAGCCTCAGGCATTGGCTATGTCAAGGTAATAACGTTATAAGGAGATAAAATATGGCAGAAATAACTAAAGACACAGCTGGTGGTTTGCTTACTAGTATTAATACTGGTGCAGCGGATGGCGGAGTAGGAGAGAGAGTTCTTATTGATTATAAGGACGCAATTATGGATTACAAGGTCACTGACCTTCCAGCTCTTTCTTTCTTCACTGAAGCGATGAACACTGACACTGGCGGTAATATTGATATTACTTTTGGACGCCCAAGCATGATGCTTGAGCAAATTGAAGAAGGGAACACCCCTCAATACCAGCACACTAATCTACGCTCAGAGCGTGTAGGTGTACGAGAATGGGGATTGGCGGTAGGTGTAACCCGGAGAATGATGGAGGATTCGAGATTTAACGAAGTCGAGATGGCACTCAATGAGGCTCGCAGAGCCGTAGATAGACACATGACATCACATGTTATGAAAGTAATCTTCGGTGCTTATGCAGCAGACTCAACTTTTGAGACCGTTCAGATTAAGGCAGATACTACGGAATCCGCAATTACGGCATTCGCTACTAACATATACGGAGGTTTCTTCGGAGATGGTACGGAAGTTAATGTAGGTCGATTGAACCAGTACGCTAATGTAGCTTCTGGTACTTTGCAGAGGAACGGATACGTTGCATCTGCTGAAACATCGGCTGGCGGAATTGCTCTATCGGATGTAACTGCAGGAATAGACAGGATAGCTGAACACGGCTACACTGCTTCACACCTGTTCATATCCCCAGCACACTACAAGTCGTTGCTAGACTTGGGAGATTTCACATCAGCTTTCTATGGCGGAACAGCCTCTGGAACTGGCGGAACTCCTACCACAGCAACTATGATGGAGGGAAGTCCCTTCAAGAGTGCAGCTTCTAACGGAGTTGTCGGTAGTTTGTACGGATTGACGGTTGTGATGAATGCATGGATACCTTCTACAAGGTTTGGTATCTTTGACTTGTCAACACCTCCAGCGGTTTATGTACAGAGACGCCCATTGACTGTAGAAGAGGCAAATCCCGGTTTCGGTATTGTCGGTTCTTACATGTCGATGCGATATGGACTAAAGGTTGTAAGACCTGAAGTTGGTTGTATCTTCATAAACGGCGCAAGCGGTTAGATTTATTAAGTTTCTTTTTAAATCAGGGCTCGGAGGGAGCCTTAATCCCTCCACTTTACAATTAGCGTGAGCTTTATCTATGTCGAAATGGTCAAAGTATTTTAAAACCTCTTTGAGGCAGAATC